CGCAATACCTGATAAGTTTGTACCACTTGCAAGAATTATATCAAGGGGCTAAAGGTAATGGGAATTAAGATGACTAGAGAAGAATATATCGACAAAGTAATTGAATTGATCGAGCCATTTGGAATTAGATTAAGTGCAGATGATTTTTATTTGGAATTTGTTATTGAGTCGACTATCCAGGATATCTTAAATTTTTGTAACCTAAAAGAAATACCAAAAGAGCTAGAACATGTTATAGTTAGACGTGTTCTAGCTAAAATACTTGATTTTAAGCTACAGACTTCAGATGCAGACTCCATAAATATAGAAAAGGGAATAAGATCCATAACAGAAGGTGATGTTAGTATCAGTTACGATACATCACTTGATAAAGGGGCTATGCTAGCTAAGTTTATAAAAGATGGCTTAAATTATGGAATGGATAACCTGTATAGTTTTAGGGACTTTAGGTGGTGATTATGTGAATCATAGAAAGGTGATTGAGTCTTTATATAAAGGATTGTGTGATATTTACGAATACAAGACAAGTAAAGACCCTATTACAGGGCGTATAAGCAAACCTAAGGAAGTTAAAATAAATGATGAACAAATCCCTTGCCGAATATCTTACAACAGCTCACAGGCGATTACACAGACTGAGGGTGGCGTATTAGTTCAGAATATAAAGTTATTCTTAGCGCCTGAAATTGATATCAAACCTAATAGCAAAATTGTTGTAACCCAGAATGACAGGACTGTAGCGTATAAAAACAGTTCAGTTCCTATGATTTATGATAGTCACCAGGAAATAAACTTAGAAATATTTGATAGGTGGAGCTAATGGGTAGCATAAGAGGCAAGGCAGACATGAGGGCTTTGAAAAAGCTTGAAGAACAGTTTAAGCAGCTTGAAAAAAAGAAAGCTGATGAATTCTTGAGATTTTTAACAAGGGATTTAGCGAGAATCACTTTGTCTAATGTTATTTTTCGTACACCTGTTATTTCGGGAGATTTAAAAAGAGCCTGGACAGGTGGAGTTGACATGTCACCTGATGCATATGTGCAGACCAGAAGCATATCAAGAAAAGGCAATGCCTATGTGCTACTTTTATTCAATAGCATGAATTATGCTTCTTATGTTGAGTATGGACACAAGCAACAGGTGGGAAGATTTGTTCCTGAATTGGGGGTAAGATTAAAGGCCCCGTGGGTACAGGGACAGTTTATGTGCAGAAAAACAGTAGCTGATGTGAAAGCAAGATATCCAAGCATTGCAAGAAGAAATCTAGAAAAATTCTTAAAGGAGAATATACATGTTTAATGACTTGATAGATGCCATCTCTAAAAGACTTTTAGAATACTTCCCGGAGAGCGTACCAAATATATATTCAGAAAATATTGAGCAGGGTTTTAGTGAGCCTTGCTTTTATATTTCCCTGATAAATTCCACAAATAAAAATAAGTTAGGACCTGGAAGGGGTAAAAGGTACAAGTTTGACATTATGTATTTTAACAATAACCTGGGTAATGATGATCTAAACACTATGGGTGATAAATTATCAACGGTCCTAGAAGATATACAGATAGGGGATGCCTTAATTCATGGATTTGACATTGAATATGAGGTTAAAGATAATAAGCTTCACTTTTTTGTGGAATATCCAGTACTAGCATCCTATGAAGTTGAAAAAGTGTCTAAGATGGCAAGTTTGAAAGAAAGGATAGATATTAATGGCTAAAAAGAAAGAAGAGTTACAGAATCCAGAAGAACAGGCTACTTTTACTAAAGACCAGTTTATGGGATCTGAAAAATATCGTTATAGACAAGATGTTATTGAAGTCTTACTTGATGTAGATCGTAGTTATTCGATTGAAGAAGTGGACATGATGATAACAGAGTACATGGAAAGAGAGGCAAGGTAATGGCATTAGGTGGCGGTACATTTACTACTACAGATAAAATGCTAGCAGGTGCTTATATAAATAGTGTGAGCGCAGCTAGAAGCCTATCTTTGATAGGCGATAATGGAGTGGTGGCAATTGCTATAGAACACTCTTATGGAGACTCTGGAGAGGTTATATCACTTACTCCTAGAGAATTTAGAGAAGACTGTTTGTCACACTTAGGTTATAGCCTATTTGATGATAGACTAAAGGGTCTTAGAGAGCTTTTTGAAAACTCTAAACTAGTACATATTTATATACTTAACAATACAACCAAGGCCAGCAATTCTGTTGCTACTGCTAATAAAGGCGGAACAAGAGGCAATGATATTGTGATTAAGATTCAGAAGAATATAGATAATCCTGGTAAAAAAGATGTTATAACCATGATAGATTTTATTGAGGTTGATAAGCAGACAGTAACAAATGCTAGTGAATTGCAGCCAAATGCTTTTGTAACATTTAAAAATGTTGAACTAGCAGAAAAAGCTGGTGAAAAACTGGCAGGCGGAACGGATGGAACAGTCACTAATGGAGACCATCAGGCTTTCTTATCTAAGGTTGAGACTATGACTTTCAACTCAATAGCTTGCATGGCAACAACTAAAGAAGTTCAGAAGCTTTACATTGCCTACACAAAGAGAATGAGAGATGACATTGGGCTAAAATTTGCAACAATTTTATGTGAAGCGACAGATATAGCTGGAGACGCTAAGATATATGATTATGAAGGTCTAGTAATTGTCAAGAACAAGGTCAAGGGAGAAACTGTGAAGGGCAATGAGTTAGTCCCATTTACTGCAGCAATTTATGCTAATGCACCTATAGGTAAATCTAACCTTAATAGGCAGTATACTGGAGAATATGAGGTAATGACTGATTATACACAGCTACAGTTAAAAGACTTGATTAAATTAGGTAGATTTATATATCATAGGGTGGGAGATACTGTTAGAGTTCTTGAAGACGTTAACGGACTAATTACTATCTCTGATGTAAAGGGTGCAGAATTTAAAGATAACCAGGTAGTGAGAGTATTGGATGCTTTAGCCATTGCGGATGCAAGAGTATTTAATGAAATTTACGTAGGCAAGGTAAACATTGATACAGCAGGCAAGGAGTCTTACAGAGATAAGGTTATAGATGTTAGAAAAGAATTCTTAAAGCAGGGAGCCTTAAAAGACTATGATAAGGATAGTATCCAAGTTGTTGAAATAAACAATGATAATGTGAGAGGGGCTATCAAGGTTGATTCGATTGTAACTCCTGCTGAATGTTTTAGACAGCTGTACTTGACTAATTATGTGAGAAAGTAAGGTGAAATAAATGGACAAAACAATAAGAAAATTAAACCTAACAAATGAATCTGTATCAGGTAGCTTAGGGTCAGTATTCGCAGAAGTTAATGGAAAAAGATATGTGCTAGCTTCACTATCAAAATTTAAAGCTAAGTTTAAAACAAATACTACTAAAAAAGGTGTTTTGGGTATTTCTGGTAAGCAGTCAAGAAGCTCAGGCTGGGAAGGTACATGGGAAGCTACATTCTATTACAACCAGTCCACTTTTAGAGAGTTAGCAAGGGTATATGCGCAAGAAGGAATTATGCCTACATTTGCTATTCAGGTAATCAATGAAGATCCTAGCTCAGTGAAGATAATTGGTAGGCAGTCGGTAACATTTAAAGATTGTATTATAGAAGAGTTGGTGCTTGCAGCTATTGATGTTGAGGCAGAAATTCTAGATGAAGAAGTATCAGGAACATTCAATGACTTTGAATATAACGATAAGTTTATTGATTTTCCAAGTGCATAGAATAATGTTAAGCGGGATTGAGTAAAGCACTCAGTCCCTTTTTAATTACGAAATATAAGGAGAAAAAAATGAGTAAATTCGCAGCTTTTATGAAAAGAGACCTAGAAAATCTTGAAAGAGAATATGTAATATCAGAAAGATTCCTTGATGAAGATGGCAATCCTATTAAGTTCAAGCTTAGACCTATGCCAACAGTTCTAGAAAAACAGCTAAGTAAGGAATGTAGAAAAATAGAAAAGAATGGAACAGTTACCTTTAATGCAGAAAAGTACGAAAATGAAATAACTGTTGCATGTGTGGTTTATCCAGACTTGAAAGACATAGAGCTACAAGACTACTATGGAGTGAATAGTGAAATAGATTTGCTAAATGAAATGCTATTGCTTGGTGAAAATAGAAAGTTGCAAGAAGCTATTCAGGATATTAATGGAATTAAA